ATTTGACTTACAATTTGTTCGGAACGTTGTAATCAGAGTTGCGCAAGAAAGAGATGATATTGTTTTCTTATTTGCAAACACGGAACCTTTTTGCGATCTACCAAATGTTATTTTCTTGGGACCATTTCTGGGAAATCAACAAAAGTCTAACTACATCAACGCATGTGATGCATTTATACACGCTAGATGGTTAGGTGAATCATTTGGATTAGCAATTGCGGAATCTCTTTTCTTCAACAGACCAGTTCTTGCATGTGATGTTGGATTTGATCGCAATCACGTTGAAACACTAAAGCCATTTGATCTCATTTATAGAGAGAATGATGAAGAAGATCTTTATAAAAAGATTACAACTTTGCGCAGTAAGATTGGAGTCAACTATAGAGAGTTGGCTGTAGAGAAATATAATCCCAAAAATGTGATGGCAAAGTTCAAAGAGGTTTTCATTGATGAGAAAGTTGATTAATGTTAAACCGATTGAAGTTGCTCAACTCTTAGCGCAAAAGAAAATAGTTGCAATCTTCCAAGGAAGGTCAGAGGCAGGACCAAGAGCATTAGGAAATAGATCAATGCTCTATACTCCTGTTGATCCTGATGGCAGAGATCGCATTAACAAAATGAAGGGTAGAGAATTATTTCGCCCACTTGCCGCTTCAATACTTTACGAATATGCTGCTGATTGGTTTGATATGTCTCAAATTCCAGAAGCACCATATATGACGTATTCCTTTGCGGCGAAGGCAGATAAGACTGACGAGATTCCCTCAGTTATTCACGTTGATGGTTCGTGTAGAATTCAAACTGTTCGCAAAGAACAAAACGAACATTACTATAATTTAATCTCTGCATTCAATGATCTAACTGGAGTTCCTCTTCTTCTAAACACATCATTTAATCTTGCTGGCGAGCCGATTGTAGAAACTCCATTTGATGCTCTTAAGACTTTTCATAATTCAGATATTGACGTTATTTACTTCCCAGAATTAAAAACGATTCTAGCAAAATGAGTTACTACACACTAGCAATTCAAACACTTGGACATGATGCCTCTGTAGCATTATTTGAAGATGAAAAACTCATTTTCTTTTTGCAAGCAGAAAGAGCGACTCGTAAAAAGAATGATGTGCTATTTAATTTAAAACCATTTGAATACATTCGCAATAAGATCACCAAAAAAATAGATTTATTGGTTGCTCATGGATTTAAAACCATGAATACTCTTTTACCAGAAGAAAAGAGTTGTATGCAGATCTATGATAAAATTACTCAGATGTTTGAGTTTGGTAAAATAATTGAAACAAGCGAGCGTCGTGGAACAATCAATCTTAAAAATGATTTCACCAAATACTCTCATCATTGTAGTCATGCGATATCTGCATTTTATATGTCTCCATTTGACGAAGCAGTTTGCTTAATTGTTGATGCGCTAGGTTCTGGATATGTGATTCAAAACCCTAAAAACAATTTAGGGGTTGGTGGATCTGAGAACACTTCTATCTTAGAAATTGATTCAAGATATCGAAGAAATTATCTCTATAAGAAATCTCAGTGCGGTCCTGTCTATGTGAAAGATTCAATCCCTGTTTATAGTTCGAATGGTGGAATAAGTGAGTTGATCGATCCTAAAATTGGATTTGATAAAATTCCATATAAGTTTGATGCTTCGGCTCATATGGATATTGGTAACATGTATGAAACGATTACACGCCATCTTAAGATGGGAGCGAATGGATATGGAAAGGTCATGGGATTATCAGCATATGGAAAGGCAGACAATAACTTGCCACCATTTCTTGTTGGTGATACCATCTACTCAAACAACAATCTATTTGGTTGCGGAAGAGAATTGAATTACAATTTGTATCCTGAACTTTTTGACGAATTAACGTTTCAACAAAAGGCAGATCTGGCATATGAAGTTCAAAGAGCATTGGAAAAAGTCTTTCTTCATCATGCACAATTTATCAAAGAGAATTCTAAAATTAGAAACTTGATTGTTGGTGGTGGCTGCGCTTTAAATATTCTGGGAGTTTCTATAATTAAAGAGAAGCATCCAGAATTTAACATTTTCGTTGATCCGATTGCAAATGATGCGACGCATTCAATCGGATTAGGCATTCATCACTATAACGTAGAAAGAATGCAAGGAACATTGATTAAAAAACCACAAGGGCTGGAAACAATATATCTTGGTCCTGAATATGATTTAAACGAATTGGAACAAACTATAGAACACTTTATGAACGAGGCAATTGTATGATTGAGTTTATAAAACATTTAAAGTCAAGAGGAATGCAATTTCCTATATGCTATGATGTGGGTGCATGCAACGGTTCATGGAGTAATAAAGCGAAACGTGAGGTATTGCCTGAATCATCATTTTATCTTTTTGAAGCAAACGCTCACTATTTGTCTGATTTAATTGTTACAGGACATTCATTCTTCTTGAATGTTCTTTCCAATGAAGGTCGTGAGTTTGTTGAATTCTATCCTGGATGCAATACTGGTGATTCATATTATAAAGAGACAACAACTTGGTATGATGGCAAAACTCCAGTGAAGATGTCATGCACAACTTTAGACAAAATGATCGAAAATAAAGATCTTCCAGTTCCCAATTTGTTGAAAATTGATACACAAGGTTCAGAATTGGATATTCTTTCTGCCGCAAAAAAAGTCATGGGAAAGACAGAATTGATTTTTTGTGAAACACCATTGATTGAATACAATCAAGGTGCGCCGAACATTTCTGAGTATCTCACATTTTTTCGAGATTATGATTACATTCCTGTTGAATTGCTCGAAGTTCATCAGGCTGAGGGAATTATCTTTCAACTAGATTTTGCGTTCATGCTCCGATCGGCGAAGAATGAATTTCTGGGGGAATGTAAGACGATCAGAGTCTGAGCCCGAATGGGGAGCTCTATCGCCCCTCCCCTCCCCTTTCCCTAGCCTAAAACAGCCCCTCTCTCGGGGCTTCTCCTTCGGTTTTACGGGGATCTCGTAAGTTATTGATTTTATTCGGTTTTTTACTATTGCTTTTGCAGTAGGTCTGGGGCATAATTGTCTTATCGGATGGGGAAACGGTCCCCGAAACTGAAGGAAAGAAAATTATGGGTCTTACACTAAATCAAATGAAGGCGAATCTGGCTCGTGAGCGTCAGGTTGTGAAGGATATGATCGGCGCCATGAAGGCGACGCGAGAAGCGATTAAAGCATCGCGTGCGATGCAGAGTGCTCTGCGCGCTGAGATTCGTCGCGAGACGCAGATTAATCGCGTCGTGAAGGAAGATCATCGTCGCGCTGTGAAGGAAGCACGTGCGGCGAAGCGAGCCCAGCGAGTGGCTGATCGGATCGCGAAAGCGGAGGCGCGTCTTGCTGAGTTGCGCCTGAAGGCGACTGCCCCCAAGACGATTCGCAAGAATCAGCGAAAAGCCAGCCCTGTGAAGGTTTGGTCGGCTGATGAGATTGCTGCGCTGAATTCGTAAGTGATTGAATGGCAAGGGGTTTTTCCCCTTGCCTTTTCTCTTGCTGTGCGTTAGAATTGTTGTACAAGGTTGATGAAGGAACTTTTTTTATGAGTAATGTGAATCCTCTTTTGTTGGCGAGCGTCAGCGATATCAAGACTCTGGTCTCCACTGGTGTGGTCAAACATGCTGATGCGATCGTTCGTGTGGATTTGGTTCTGGCTCGCAAGAGTTTGACCGATGGCAAGAAAGCACGATGGACTCGTCTCCGCGAGTGGCTCGTGCGAGAGCAAGCCCAGACTGAAGCAGTGGTTGCTTAATGAAAGTCGTATTCAATAAGTTGTTAGGTGGTTGGTACATCGTCCGTGGTCGGCATCAGACTCCGATCAGTGGCAAGTTTGGCAGCAAGCAAGAAGCACTCGCATTCTTGCGGCAACGAAATCCGTTGCATAGCCTGTAATTCTTGCTGGTTTACTTTTGCTTTGATTTGTTTTATACTATTGTTGTCCGTTATTAATTTGTTATGGAGTTTTGAAAATGGCTAATCCTACTCGAAAGATGATTGAAGTGTATGAGATGTTGAAGGACGGCAAGCCGCTGAAGTTCGATACTCTTGTTTCGCGACTCGGCTGCAAGCCTGTGACCGCGATGGTCTTGATTTGTGCATTGAAGCGTGACTGCGATGCTGAAATTGAGACGATCCGCGATGGTCGTAAGGTTGACTCGTATCAGTTGCATAATGCTGCTGCTATTGCGAGCAAGATGGTCGGTAAGAGCAAGGCAACCAAGGCACCGAAGGCTGCGAAGGTCGCTGTGCTGAAGACCAAGACCACCGTCGGTCGTAAGCCGAAGGCTGTTGTGACCGATGAGGTTCCGACGGTCGAGGTTGAAGAGGTTGGGTTCGATGAACTTGCCTCGCTGAAGGCTGAGTTGGGTCTGGGCGATTCTTATTCGGAGTAAGAATTGTTCTAGCAAAGTGGGGACTTCGGTCCCCACTTTTTTCTACAGGTGAAAAATGACCACAATTAATACAAATGATGATGAGTTGCTTGCAATTGAAGTTGCTTATGGCGAACTCACTCGCAAGTTTGCAGAAGAAGGCATCAATCCATTTGCCTGCGCTGCAGTAATGACCAAGTTGGCATTCATGATATACAAGACTTCATTGAATGCTGAAGACTACAATTCAATGATCAATGCTATCTCAGACAGCCGAGATGAAATCAAATCATTTGAAGAATATGGAACTGCAGGAAGATTGAACTGATGATTATTTTTATCATTACAATCACTCTTGCCTGGTGGTTGACTAAAATGTTCTGGGGTGACAAAGTCGGAAAGTATAGTTTGTTTCTATATGTTCCAATTGGATTGTTTGGTGCATTTTTAAGTCTTGCCGATGAGAGTGGTAGTGAGTTATTCAGTCTTGGATTTGCACTATCATTAATCTTTGCATTCTGTTTTGTTGCGATTAATGTTCTTGCAATAATCATTGTTGCATTTCGTAAGATGGACTGGTCTAATCCCGAACATCAACGAGCATTTTTGCAAGGATTATTCGGCGCATTTTCTAAAGGTGGTGGCTCTTTCTCGCATTCCAGTGATGATTATGGTTCATATGTGATTCAATATCGTCGTCATGGAAGTTGGATTGATGGTCCAGGATCAAACGATGAGCGCATTGCTGAATCGATGTTCGATAACTTCATTGCGAATGATCCACGTGGCGAAAATCGATGCCGTTTGGTTTATAAAGTCAATGGTCGTGTTGATCAAGTTTTGAGTGTGAATTGATGAATATCACAAAGATCATAATGTCGTTAGAACCAAAACAACAAACGTTCATCAATCGAAAATCTAACTTAACATTACAAAATCATTTGAGTACGATTCGCTCTATCGCGCATCACATGAGCAATAGAAAATTTAGAATCAACAAAATCTCACCAAGCATCTACACAAATAAGTGTGGTGCATTAATCACTCGAGTCAAATAATGAATCGTCAATGGCGTCTTGCTGATAAAAACAATCATTACTATCATCAGTCTCACAATGGATTGATTGTAGGTCATGCATACAACGTTGTTCATACGATTGTTTGGGGTGCAAAGATTCCAATCAATGCTGCTGAGGAATTGATCCTCGGTCAGTATGTTGAATTAGAATATGCTAAACGAGCAATTGAAGAGTATTGGGAAGAGAAAGATCGAACATTAGAGGTTCCGCATGAATATCTTTTATCTAAATCGTGATACAAAAGTCTGCGCTCAAGAGCATTGCGACAAACATGTCGTAAAGATGATCGTTGAGTATGCGCAATTGATGTCAACTGCTCATCGCATTCTAGATGGCAATCACTATTTCGACAAAAGCAAAAATAATCGAAAGATTCATCGCTGGAAGTTAGATCAGTATCGTGAAGGTACGATGTATCATGCAGTGAGTTGGAATCATCCCTCGGCTATTTGGGTTCGCGAGTCTTTCGATCACTATCAATGGCTCTGGAATATGGCTTCTGAACTCTGTCAGGAATATCGTCATCGTTATGGTGGCGCAAATGATAAGCAGCACAAGTCCTCGCTAGTCATTCAGAAACTCAGTTTTGCTCCTGATAACATTCCTCGAACTGGAATCTTTTCCGAGCCACCACAAGCCATGCCAGAGGATGTAAAGGTTCCTGGAGACTCGATCACTGCATATAAAAACTATTATCGAGTCTACAAGAAACGTTTTGCTAAATGGACCAATCGCGAGGTTCCTTCGTGGTATAAATAAGAGGATGAAGAAATTCCTCGATTATCTACAAGAAGAAACCGCGAAAGCCCATGGGCTCCATGTATTCGACGTGGACGATACTCTTTTTCACACGACTGCCAAGATCCGTGTGATGAAGGGAAAGAAACAAGTCGCTTCTCTTTCTAATTCAGAATACAATACGCACAAACTTCCAGATGGTCATCACTATGACTTCTCGGAGTTTCGTTCTTCAGAAAAGTTCGATACTGAATCAAAACCAAATCAGCGTATGATTCAGAAGATGAAGCAATTGCACGACAAAACAAAGAAGGCTGGCGGCAAAGTCATTATCAATACCGCTCGCGCTGACTTCGACGATAAAGATCGTTTTCTAGATGCTTTCCGCAAGCACAAAGTCGACATTGATAATATTCATGTTCACCGTGCAGGTAATATGAAAACTTCAGGCACTGTTGCTGATAAGAAAGCATCAATCATTCGCAATCAAATTCAAAAGGGAAATTATAAACATGTTTCTCTTTATGACGACAGCGAACAAAATCTCAAGTCATTTTTAGATTTGAAGAAAGAATTTCCGCACATTAATTTTAATGCGCATCACGTGAAGCCAGATGGAAAGTCCAAACGTTACACTGGGTGATATATGCCAATTTATGAGTTTGTGAATACAAAGACAAAGAAACTTGAAGAACATTCAATGTCTATTTCTGCCTACGATCAGTTCAAGGCAGATAATCCGCATCTAGAAAGATATTACAGCGAACCACCATTGTATAGTTACAGTGGCACTGGTGATTTTGCAGGAAAGAAAACCGATAACACTTGGAAAGAAGTCATGAGCAAGATTGCTGAACAGAATCCTCGCTCGCCTCTTGCTGATAAAGTTTTGCGCAAGGACACCAAGCGCATTAAGACTGATCAAGTGTTAGAAAAGCATCGTAAAAAGCAAGCCGCTGCTCGAGCAGGGAAGTGAGGGGGTTTTGAGCAAGAAGAAAAATGGAAACACTAACACTTACATCGAAATAACGTCGGAAACTACGGAGAAAAAGCCACCGCGAATCAAAGCAGCGGAATTGAAAAAGTTCGAACCACTCACACCAAATCAGGCAAAATTCTTTGAAGCCTATGCTCGTGGAGATTACTTCACGATGCTCTGTGGTTCAGCAGGTACTGGTAAATCATTCATTGCATGTTACAAAGCAATTGAAGAAGTTCTTGATCGCTCATCACCATTTCATCGCATCGTGATTGTTCGCTCTGCTGTTCAGTCTCGTGATCTTGGATTCACTCCAGGATCCGTAGAAGAAAAGATGAGTTTGTATGAACAACCATATATGCAAATCTGTCATACGCTGTTTGGTCGTCGTGATGCATATGACGCAATGAAGGAATGCGGTCGTATTGAGTTTATCTCTACTAGTTTCATTCGTGGTATGAGTTTCGATGATGCTGTGATCATCGTCGACGAATGTCAGAATATGACTTGGGAAGAATTGACAACAATTATGACTCGTGTTGGTCATCGTTCTAAGATCATCTTCTGTGGCGATTACAAACAGACAGATTTATATCGCAATACCAAGGACAAGAGTGGACTTCGAAAGTTCCACGAAGTTGCCAAGACTATGAAGTCGTTCACCAATATCGAGTTTACGACAGAGGATATCGTCCGCAGTAGTCTTGTCAAGGACTTCTTGATTGCTGTTGAGAAATACGAAAGACAAGAAAATACTTGACTTTTACTTGACTTTGTTATACAATAGACTATGTCGGTTTTGATAGAGATACTTTATAATGTTTAACCATATACACCATGATTTCCCCAAACTCTTGCAAGAGAACGTCGACGGCACTCGCTGTTATGTAACACCAACAGGGGAAAAGTATCCTTCTGTCACGACAGTTCTTTCTGATTATGGGAAAGAAGCAATTCTAGAATGGCGCAAGAGAGTCGGTGAAGCCAAAGCAAACGAAGTCTCTCGCAAAGCCACCACTCGAGGGACTAGCGTCCACAAAGCACTCGAGATGTATCTTAAGAATGAGGACATCTCCTCTCTCGAAATGTTGCCGAACGTCAAGTCTCTTTTCGTTCGAATGAAGCAAGAAATAGATGCAAAGGTCAATAACATCCATTGCTTGGAAGATCGTTTGTTCTCTCACGAACTCAAACTTGCTGGAACCGTAGACTGTATTGCGGAACATAACGGCATTCTTTCTGTGATCGACTTTAAGACTTCCGTTCGCCTCAAGAAGAAAGAAAACATCGGCAACTACTTTATGCAAGCCGCTGCCTATCGCCAGATGTTCTACGAGATGACTGGTCTAGATGCCAAGCAAGTCATTATTCTGATTGGTGTTGATACGGCGAACTTTTGCCAAACTCTTGTCGTAAAAGAGGATGAGTTAGAACTCCACAAGCAAGAATTACTGAAATACATCGAGGCATATCGAACCAAGAATAATTTGCCCTTGCTTGCGTAATGTAGTACAATATATCTGTCTTTTGGAGAATTAAATGAAATGTATTCCTGTTATAATTGCAAGCCTTCTTCTTGGCTTCTCAAGCACCGTCGCAAACACCCAAAGTACGGAACAAGTGTTGGGTGCAATTGCTGGCGGCGCACTTGGCAGCACTATTGGAGACGGTGATGGGCAAAAGGCTGCTACAGTCATTGGAGCCATTATCGGTTATCGTATGGGTGAGCGTGTATTGCGTTCTGATGAACATCGTGATTTTATGAGATTGGATCAAAATGATTTTCGTCGCTGGTGTCGTTCTGAAGTTCCGCATCGCTATGAGCAATATTCAAATCTTCGTGATCGATGGATTGCTGGATGCGTAACTCGTTTACAACGTCAACAACGCGAACTTGAAAGACAAGCATTTGAGGATGGATTAAATGGATCTGCCAATTAATATTGATGAATTGCGTGATGTTGTAATTGCTCTTCAAAAAGACAATCAACTTGAACTTGCTGATCGCCTCAAACTTGTTGAGCAATTAATTATCGAAGGCAAGCCATACAAGAAAATTCTTCGCGAAGAGTATGGGATTGTGGCGTGACTTTTGATCAAATCATTTGGACGTTTTCCCTTTGGGCTTTTTTAATCGGAACTGTCTACGCTCTCACAGGATGGCAAAAAATTATTGATTGTTACCACATGTGGTTCACTCGAGAATATTGGAAGCCATATAATATTGTTGAGGCTGCAAGTTGGTTCGCAAAAGCAATCATTATTATTCCTGGGCTCGTATTTGGAATACAAATCTGGTGGCTCTATTTTTTTGCTTTGCTAACTAGTTTGACATTGATTTGGGCATCAAATGAAAAACTTCTCCCAACATTGGTTGGATTTAACACTCTTTGGGTTTGGTTGGCAGTTGCAGTTATCGTACAAAATTTAATCAATTAATTTTACCTATCATTTCGATTAAATTAATTTATCGCAAAAACGATGAATTGTAGTAGCATTTTGCATATATACGTTTGTGTATAGGTTTCGTATAGGTTTTCATTATACAGGAGTTTGAAAATGAATAGAATGAAGACAGTTGGAGATAAGGTAAAGAATTTCGCAGTTACTGGTGTCAAGCCAGGAGCATTGACGCCAGATAATGCTTTTGAAACGATTACAGATCTTTCTTTTGAAGGTAAGTGGAAGGTCGTTGTGTTTTATCCAAAGGACTTCACCTTTGTTTGCCCAACAGAAATCGTTGCCTATGATAAGTTGAATTCAGACTTTGCTGACCGCGATGCGGTTCTTTTGATCGGTTCAACAGACAACGAGTTCTGTAAGTTGGCATGGAAGAATGCTCACGAAGATCTAAAGAAAACCACTTGCTGGTTCTTTGCTGATACAGCACGCGACCTTGAAGATGTTTGGGACGAAGATACACAAAGTCTGGTTCAACAACTTGGTGTATTCTACAAGCCAGCAGGTGCTGCTCTTCGTGCAACATTCATTGTCGATCCTGACAATATCATTCAGCATGTGACTGTGAATAATCTAAACGTCGGACGCAATCCAGAGGAAACACTTCGTATCCTCGATGCTTTGCAGACGGGTGAACTTTGCCAGTGCAATCGTCAGGTTGGTGAAGCAACTCTCTCAAAATAAAGGAAAGAAACTTAAATGAAAAAACTAATCATTGGATTGATGATGTTATCTGCGCCAGCGATGGCTCAAGATCGTGTGGCTCAGTATGACTTTGACAAGGACGGCAAAGTTTCATTTGAAGATGTAAATCGTTATTGCACAGTATCAAAGGGTCTCTTTGATCGTGCTGATAAGGATGGTGATGGCTTTTTAACAAATGCAGAAATGCGTCAAGCAAGACGTTATTTGTTTGATCGCTGCATGGAAGTACCAAAGGACGCTTAATTTATGTCTAACAAACAAGTCGATCATGTTTGCATTATTTGCGGATGGAAGTATGACGGTAGATATGGAGATTGGGAAAGTTTAACTGATGACTTTGAATGTCCAGAATGTCGCTCAGAGAAAGACTTGTTTGAAGAGAAGGAGATAAAAGAATGAATTGGGTCAATGTAGTTAAAGAAGGTCTACCAGATTACGCAAAAGATACAAAGTTGAATCTTGATGCAGTGTTACTTCGCAGTTCCCTTGACCCATTGGTTGCGCAAGGATGCGCACTTGCAGCAGCATTTGCCGCAGGTAATTCTCGATTAGCAACAGCAATCGACGCAGAGTTCGAGGACCGTAAGGAAGCGGACGCTGCGTTGACTGCTGCTGCAATTATGGCTCAAAATAATGTTTGGTATCCATACGTTGAAATGGCTGATGATCCTGCGCTTAAAGGATTGCCTGCATTACTTCGTATGAATGGAATTATTAATCACGGTGGCACTTCAAAGGTCAATTTTGAAGCATATTCTCTCGCTGCCTCAATCGTAGGCAAATGCCACTTCTGTGTAAAGGCGCACTATGATACTCTCAAGAAAGAGGGTATGACAGTTGAGCAACTCCGCGACGTCGGTCGTATTGCTGCAGTTGTCAATTCAGTCGCAAAAGTTCTTGCTGGCTAAATAATACTACCTTTTTCTATTATTGGGAGTATAATATGTCTGAAGTGAAACAATATCCATGCGCATGCGGACGCAGTCCAACTGGCTATTGCGTTGGCTTGCATGCAATGACAACTGAGCAGTACAAGAGATATCTTGAGGAGCAGCAGAAGTCGTTGAATGAGCAAACCAAACCACAGTTTCTAATTGACTAAAGAATAATATTATGAAGATTGAAGTGAATGAAAATACCGTTGAAGTGCATGTTGACAAAGAAGTCAGGAAAGAATTGACTGAACTCGGCATCGATGTTGACAAAGAAATTCAACAAGGTATTGAGCGGGGTTTGTCTGGACAAGTAATAGATCAAAAATAATGGTTGTAAACTGACAACTAAAGGTGTTCTGGACTCGGGTTCGACCCCCGACATCTCCACCAAATGCCCATCACCTCTGCAGTAATGTACGTGATGGCTATCTGACGGGGATGAATTTGGCTTCGACAGGGCAAGTAATAACCTGACAGCAACCAGTGAGGCGACTGACTCAATCAGCGCAAAAAACGTAAATGCAAACGATGATTCATTTACACCTATGGCTCTCGCTGCCTAATAAGCACATTGAGTACAAAGAGTTGACCGCTCGGTAACAGAAAGGTCTGGGGTGGTGGTGCGAACCACCACCCTTTTCTTTCCACTGCAATAATGGAGACTCGAAACATGAATGCAGTAGATATATTACATAATGTTGAAAAATATTTTGATCGCAATCACAATTTGTTCTGTATGTGGGGTGGATTATTCTGCCTAATATTTTTCGGAATCTTTATACCATACAGAATGTTAGCAATACAAGAAGCATCCCTGACTGCTCAACTGTCAGCATATCAAACTCAGAATACATATCTTGCTACCCAAGTCAATGATATGTCTCGCGAGATGAAATTCTTGCAACTCAGTTATGACGAAAAGCAAAAAGTCATGCGAGAGGTCGATTGCCTTGCGAAGAACATTTACTTCGAAGCAAAGGGCGAACCACGGGCTGGTAAAATTGCAGTTGCTGAAGTGACGATGAATCGCGTCAAGAGCAAGCAATTCCCTCGTTCTGTTTGTGGTGTCGTCTATCAAAAGACTAAAGGTACTTGCCAATTTTCTTGGGTGTGTGAAGGCAAGAAAGCAATTATCAATCGTGCGGCATGGAAAGAGTCCTTGCAAATTGCAGAGACTATATTGATTTTAGACAGGAAGTATGGTATAATTGGATCTGCAAAGTATTTTCACGCAGATTATGTTGATCCTTCTTGGGCAGAAAAGAAGAAATTGATTCGCAAGATTGGCAATCATATATTTTATCATTGAGGTTCTATGAGAATCATTGAAGACGTTAAGTTGGACTATAAAGATGTCCTCATCACTCCGAAACGATCTAGTCTTTCTTCAAGAAGCGAAGTAAATCTAGAAAGAACATTTACTTTCAGAAGTGGCAATAGTTGGAAAGGTGTTCCAATTATTGCTGCCAACATGGATGGTGTTGGTACTTTCGAAATGGATTTAGAGTTCGCCAAACATAATTGTTTGGTTGCTTTGACTAAACATTATGGTGCGCCTGAATTAATTAGTCACTTTACGCGAAGATTAGATAGCACCATTTATTCTCTTGGCACTTCCAGTGAAGATTTAAAGAAATTCGATGATGTATACAATACCGTTGGAAATCGATACATGAGAGTTTGTATTGATGTTGCGAATGGTTACACACAAGCCTTTGTAAATTTCGTTCGCCATTTCCGCGACCGTTATCCTTATGTTGTATTGATGGCAGGTAATGTCGTCACACCAGAAATGACAGAAGAACTAATTCTCGCAGGTGTTGACATCGTGAAGGTTGGTATTGGTCCTGGTTCTGTTTGCACTACACGCAAAAAGACAGGCGTCGGCTACCCGCAGTTGAGTGCGGTTATCGAGTGTGCTGATGCTGCTCATGGTCTCAAGGGTCACATCATAGCGGATGGAGGGTGTTCCGTTCCTGGAGACGTAGTGAAAGCATTTGCTGCGGGAGCCGATTTCGTGATGCTTGGTGGAATGTTGGCAGGTCACAAGGAAGGTGGTGCATCACCACTTGGTGGAAATAAATTCTACGGCATGAGTTCTGATACTGCAATGGATTTACATAATGGTGGTGTTGCTAATTACAGAGCATCTGAAGGCAAGACCGTAGAGATTCCATATCGTGGCGAGGTGAAACTTACGATGCAAGATATTTTGGGTGGACTTCGTTCGGCATGTACTTATGTGGGGGCAAGTGAATTGAAAGAACTGAGCAAGCGAACTACTTTTGTTCGTGTGACTCAGCAATTGAACAATTCCTTGAGTGCATATGAGGTCTAATAGAATGGCAAGCCGCGAAGAAAAGAATAACTTCTCTATGATGATTATGAACTTGGCAATTTCAGAAAAGATTGATCATATGGATGCAATCACTTCATATTGTGAAAGAAATAATCTAGAAATTGAAGTTGCTGCTACACTAATTAATGATTCTCTTAAAAGCATCATTCAAGGTGAAGCAATGGAGTTACGATTCTTACCGAGATCAAGTAAGTTGCCTTTGTGAGTAATGTGAAGATAGAAAATTTTTTCCCCACATCAGTGTATGTGGCGGAAGATGTAGAACTGGCAGATATGATGCTGCCACTTGCGAAAAAATATCTCAGCGACGAAAGGTACGCAGCATCTACTATCTTCAAATACAAAAGCACATTCAACTATGACCCAAGTAAAAGTATTGGGAATTTAGAAGAATTTGGTTTATATAATTCTTTTATATGCGATCATGTTCAAAACTTTAACAGAATTAAGGGTTATGATCTGATGAATATAAAATCAATCACAACCTTTGCGAGCGAAATGGTAAAAGATGACGAGCATCTGCCTCACTTCCACCCAAACTGTTCATACTCAAGTGTATTTTATTTGCAAACGCCCGAAGGATCTTCACCAATATGCTTTGATGATTCTAGACCACATCATAGATTTATTAACAAACCAATCATAAGACATACCATGCATAATGCAAAGATATTCTCGATTCCTCCTAAAAAGGGAATGTTATTAATATTCGATGCATGGATTGAGCACTTTGTGCCGAAGAATAATTGCGCAGAAGGTAGAATTACTCTAGTCTCAAACATTTCAGATATTTAAATCATGAACGGTTACGATTTGTATTGCATCTATCAAGCCATCAAGCTGCACTTCACGTCAGAGAGTTATAACTTCTTTCAATATGATGGCAAAACTCGAGTATCAGTAGATGCATTTCAAAAACGTCGTGACAAGTTTCTATTCCACCGCCTTGCGCGGAAGTATCGCGACGATGAAATGGTTCCATTTCTGGTTGCTAATTTTGTACACAGTGATGATAATTGGACCAAGTCATTGCTTGAAGACCAGGCTGAAGAAACTTATAGGGATTGGAAACGAACCACCGATTCCATGAGCAAAATCTATATTGAAGATTTACAAAAGATTTGCCCTGATCCGAAAGAGTTTAACAATCTATTTAAAGTTGAAGATGGACAATTTCCAAAATTGTTAGTGGCATTTCTCCAAAAAGATGTAACGATTGAGACTCTTGTGATTCTGAATAACATCTTCAACTTTATCCAAATTTGGGACAAGAAGATTTCAGATGATATCATCTATCCCAAAGTGTCAAGAAAGGTGCGCAAGTATGGTGCCTTCTTGAATGTGAACGTTGATAAGTATAAAACACTAACTAAAGATTATTTGGTGAATCATGCGCCTTAAGATCTATCAATCTTTCTTCATGGGACAGCAGTTCGCTTCTCTAGATAAAATGTTCATTCCATATAACAATATGGCTAATGATAAACCAGAACTTCGAGAATATCCAATCATACTTGATCTTTATTCTAAGAATAGACATTTTGATGGATATTGGGGGATGCTGAGTTGGAGATTTGCAGAAAAAACAAAAATTTCTGGCAAGCAACTCTATGATTCAATTTTAAATAATCCAGATTATGACGTTTATCATGTTAATCCATTTTTTGATGAGGTGACTAAATTTTCTAATCCCTTTACTCAAGGCGACTGTCATCATCCTGGAATGATTGATTTCACAAACCGTCTTTTAAACAAAATGGGATATGATATTGATATAAACAAAGAACATTTTGAAAAAGATAATTTCATATATTGTTCTTACTACATTGGTAACAACAAATTTTGGGATCAATGGATTGTATTCTTAGAAACAGCAATCACAATAGCAAATAATGATCTTGAGTTAAATGCTTATTTGTATAATACAGGCACTAACTATAGAGAACGAATAACAATAAATTTTCCATTTGTTATCGAAAGATTGGTAAATTTATTTTTGTTCATATATAAAAGTGAATACAAAATTAAAAGATTGTGATTTTACTTTTGAGAAAAAATGATATATAATAGTATGGTAATGATGAAAAAGTGGACAAGTCGATATACATTTAATACAACGCTATACGGAGAATACATATGAGTCTATCAAGTCTAAAGAACAAGAGTTCATCTCTTGACAAGTTGAAGAAAGCAGTTGAGCAATCTTCAGCAGGTAATGGTGGTGGCAAGAACGTCGATGAACGTTTCTGGCAACCTGAAGTTGATGCTGCTGGCAACGGATACGCAGTTGTCCGTTTTCTCGATACGCCAGCCGTCGACGGTGAGGATGGTCTTCCGTGGGTCCAGATCTGGTCACATGGTTTCCAAGGTCCAGGTGGTTGGTATATTGAGAATTCTCTCACAACTCTTGGCAAGACCGATCCTGTTTCTGAGTACAACACTGTTCTGTGGAACTCAGGTATTGAAGCAAACAAAGAAATTGCTCGCAAGCAAAAGCGCAAGTTGACGTACATTGCAAACGTTCTTGTGATCTCTGACGCCAAGCGTCCGCAAAATGAAGGCAAGGTTTTCTTGTTCAAGTTCGGAAAGAAGATTTTCGACAAGATCAAGGAGCAACTTGAGCCGCAGTTTGCTGATGAGACTCCAATGAATCCGTTTGACTTCTGGAAGGGCGCAAACTTTAAGGTCAAGATTCGGAACGTCGAAGGCTATCGCAACTATG